TTACGCGATCCATTCGGTGGGCTGGTCCTGCCGGATACCGCCGATGCGGTTGTGGTGGCTCTGGCCCCACCAATTCGCGAGATCCTTGTAGCGGAAGACCCAATCCTCGCCGTAGGCGGTGTCGCGGATCGGCGTGCGGCGCTGCGCGGCGATGGCTTCGGGACTGGAGTAATACCAGTCGAATCCTTCCCCGCCTTCGATATTGGCGTCGAGGTAGCTGAGGTGATGGACCCGGCCCGCGCCGGCATCGGCGTGGTCCACGCCGTCCCGCCAATCGGAGAGCGGCATGTAATTGTCGATCCCGACGAAGTCGATCTCGGGCGCGGCCCAAAGCGGATCGAGATGGAAGTAGTGATCGCCTGAGCCGTCGTCGGGGCGATAGCCGAAATATTCCGACCAGTCGGCGGCATAACCGAGCTTCACCTCCGACCCGAGGATCGTTCGCACCTCGCCCGCGAGATCGCGCAGTGCTTCGACAAATGGAAAACCGGCGTTGTCGCGGATCTGCGTCAGCCCGCGCAGCTCCGAGCCGATACAGAAGGATTCGACCCCTCCAGCCGCTTTGCAGAGCGCGGCATAGTGCAGGATGAAGCGCGAAAAGCTCCACTCCGCTGGGCCGGAATAGCTGACGCTCTGCCCCGAGACGTGGAAATCGGCGGCGCGGGCGGTGCCGACGAACGCGGCGACCTCGGCCCGCGCGGCAAGTGTGCCGTCATGGCTTCCGTTCTGACCCGGCGCGCGGTTCAAGGTGATCCGGCCCCGCCACGGCAATGGCGGCTGCTCGTCGCGGCCGTACGGGTCGGCTTTGCCGTTCCCGGCGAGCTGCTCCATCAGGATGAACGGGTAGAACATCACGCGCTTGCCGCTCTCGCGCATCCGCATGATCGCCTCGATCACGGAACGGTCGGCGGGCGTGCCGCCGTAGACCGGCTTTTCCTCTATGCGCGGCACCGGGACGGCGCTGGCGCGGTTCAGCCCCGACACGCTCCAGGCCATGCCGCCCGCGTCATGCTCTTTCTGTTCGACCTTGGGGCGCAATTGGCATTGCCCGCAGCGCAGATCGTCGCCGAACCAGCTCACCACCAATGAGACCGCGTCGCAATTGGGGGCCTGATCCTCGAGCGCGGTCAGCGATTGGACAATATCTGCGACCTCGGATGCCGTATTGACGTTGATCGCCGAGGATGAACCGCCGCCCGATCCACCGTAATATTGCTTGCTCGTCGCGAGCGTGTATTCGCCCGATCCCGGCAGCAAGGCGACGCCGCGCAAAAGCTGCGGCATGTCATCGGCTGCAAGGTTCGGTTTCAGAACTTCGAACGACAATTGCGGGACACGGTTTCCGAAATCCTCGAGCTTGAAGTCCTCGATCACGACATAGGCCGTGCCGCGATAGGCGGGCACCGCGCCCGTGCCTTCGATCGCTTCCATCTTGGGGTCGGGCATCTGATCCTGTGAGCCGGGATAGACCCGGATCTGCAGATCGTTCATCGATATCTCGACACCGTCCGCCCAGATCCGCGTGACGCCCGCGATCTCGCCTTCGCAAAGCGCCAGGGCAAGGTTCACCGAGTAATGGTAGGTCGTGATCTCGGGCGTCGCGGGCGCACCCTTTCCCCCGTCCCCGCCCTCGTTCGTCGTGGTTTCCGTGAAATGGCTCGCCCAGATCACCTGTCCGCCGAGCCGCGCCCTGCCATAAAGCCGGGGGATCGCGCGACCCTCGCCGGAATTGGCAAGATGGAAGCGTTCGATCCGGCCGGTCTCTACGGCCTCGGCGCCCTTGCCCATCAGGCTCTGATCGATAGCGCGCCCGAGCGCGGCGCCGGCAAACCGGCCCCATGCAACCATCGAGAGCCCGAGCAAGGATCCTCCGACAGAGCCGCCAAACGCGGCACCGGCAGCGGAGAGAAGGATCGTGGCCATCAGGAGATCTCCTCATCTGTGGTCGGGAAGGCGAAAGGAAAGGCGAAGCGCGCGACGATGCGGCGCGACCACGGCCGCGTGAGCTGCGACTCGATCACGCCGTGCCCGGAATAGGCGTGGATGAAGCGTGGGGCGGAACCGGCTACGGAGAGAATGCCGAGATGCTTGGCAACCGCGCCCTCGCGCATCCGGAAAAGCAGGATCTCGCCCGGCCGAAGCGCGGCATGAAAATGGCGCGCGATCAGATGCCGCCGCGCCGCCTCCCAGAGGGCCTCCTGCCCCTGAGGCTCTGCCCAATCGCGGCTATAGGCCGGCGCGACTTCCGGCTCGGCTCCTGCGATCTCGCGCCAGACACCGCGCACAAGCCCGAGGCAATCGCAGCCCGCGCCCGGATGTGACGCCTGGTGGCGATAGGGGGTGCCGATCCAGCCCCGCGCTGCGGCAACGATCCTGTCCGCGCCGCTCATCTCCGGCTGCCCCCAGAGGTATCCGATGCGTTGGCAGGGTGCACGATCAGCCAATCGTCTCCGGGAATATCCAGAAATCCCTGGTAATTTAGGAGGTTATCGAACTTGCCCTTGCAGGTCTCCATCCTCTTGTCGCATCCCGCCGTCACGCGCAGCGCGTCACCCGGCGCGATCTCGGCGCGCAAAGGTTCCCAAAGCGAGATCTCACGGCCGGCCTCGGTGATCGCGTCGCGCTTGATCCAGCCGGAAAGCCCCGCGCCGCTGCCGGAAAGAACGTCGAGCCGTCCGCGCGAGAACCAGCCCTCAGGCACGCCCGTTAGCTCAGGGAGCGAGAATTGCCGCGCCTCGACAACGGCCAGCGCGGTGCCATCCCAGAACAGCCCCGGCGCAGAGAGATCCACACCGCAGGTCCGGTCGCCGAGTACCGCCGTGCAGGGCCGCTGGAAGATGCGTCCGATCGGACGGTTGAGCAGGTCCGACAGGCCGCGAAGCTCCGCGCGGAACGCGCCTTTGCCGCGCTGGATCTCACCGATATGGCCGCGGAACAGGATCTGCCGCGCGGCCACGTCCTGCCAATTGACAAGCCAGGCCACGACCTCTGCGCCGTCATAGCGTCCCGCCTCGATATCCGCGTCCGAGATGGCGGCGCTCGACAGCGCGCCCATCGCCTCGGAATTGTCGACGGCGAGCCCCGTGCCCTGTTCGAGCGCCCGCGCGGTCAGCCCGCTTTCGGCGCGGAACGTCAGCCCGTCGAAGACCAGATCGAGGTCATGGTCGGTGAAACCAAGGCGCACTCCGTCCGTGCGGATCACTTCCCAGCAGCGCACGACGCTGGTGGAACCCGTTGACAGATGAGCGTGCAGGGCCTCCGCCTCAGCGCTCATATCCGGACCTCAACCACTGGCACGTCCGGCACCTCACCTGCCTGGACACTCGCGACGCTGGTCACGATCCGCGAGGTGGCAAAGCGCACCGGCACGTCGAACTCGAACCCCGCTGTAACGGCGATGCCGTCCACAGGCGGCTCGGCGAATGTGACGCGCCCCGCCGCAAGATCGATCTCGTAATCGGTGCCCTGAACCTGCTCGGTATCGTGCAGCCCGATCCGCACGCTGCCCGCAACAGGTTTCGCGATGGGGCGATGATACTCCGCCCCGCCCGAGCGATAGGTCTTCACGAGGTGAAACAGCGTCGTCTCGCCATCTCCGATGCCGATCACCTGGTCCTCGAAATGCACCTCGCGGGATGGGACGCAGGATTTGAAATCCGCCCAGTCCTTCCAGCGAAATCCGAACATCTCGCCGCGCCGGGCCTCGTAGAAGGCGACGAGTTCCGCGATATCGTCGAGCGATCTGAGGCCGACGCCCGCATCGTAGCGCCTGCGCGAATGCGCCCAGGGCGTGTTGCGCTCTTCATGCCCGTTCGCGAGCGCGACGATCTCGGTGCGACGCTCCGGCCCGCCCATCGAGCCGAAGCTCAGCCGGGCGGGAAATCTGACATCGTGAAAATCCATGCCTGTCTCCTCAGCGGTTGCGGCCGCCCTGCCCGATCATCCGCGCCATGCGCGCGGCGATCTGGCTCTGGCTGCGTTCGAAGCCCTGCACATCGGGCGTCGTGATGTTCATGGTGATGTTGACGGCTTGCCCGCCGCCTCCCGCCCTCACCCCGAGTTTGCCGTCAGGTCCGCGTGCGAGCGGCATGATTGCTTCTGGCCCGGCCTCACCCATGAGCCCGGTGCCGCCCCGCATCGGAAAGGTCGTGGGTCCGGTGACGATGCCGCCCGTGGCGAAAGGCATCACCCGGCCCTGCGCGAAGCCAGCCCCCTTTTCGAACGGGGAGTATTGACCGAAGACGGAATTCACGCCGGCAGACACCAGCCCGCCCAGATAGTCGGCGACCGGATCGATCGCTGCCTTGTAGGCGGTGTCGATCATCGCCTGCGCGACCTCGTTTAGCGCCTGTGTCAGGCTCATCCCGTCGAGGATCACGCCGTCGATGGCCGAGGACAGCCCCGTGGACAGCGCCTTCTGGAGCCGCCGCACGCCGCCGCCCGTCTCCGAGAACGTCTCGTGGATGCGCTTCATCTCGGCGTTGAAGCTCGCGGCCATGCCGGTCGCGCCCGAGAGCGCGGCATCGAGCGCGTCGATCTCGGCCTCGAGCTTTTCTGGATCTGTCATCTCTTGGCCCCTTCATCGTCGGGAAAGTTCGCCATCAATTCATCGAGCCGCGCGCGCCCCATCGGGCGCGGCCCCCGGCCCTCGCCCAGCATCAGCCGAAGCTCGGCCGGTGTGAGCGACCAGAACGCCTCGGGCGGCAGCCGCAGACCCTGGAAGCCCGCGCGCATGAGGCCCGGCCAGTCAAACCGCATCGGCGGCCTCCACCGGGCCGAACGCCCGTGCCAGAAGAAGCGCCGCCGCTTTGGCGGCTGCCACCGGCCCGCCCGCGATCTCGGCCTGCATCAGATCGCCCGCGCGTCCTTGCCAGCCCCCGCCACGGAGCCCCGCGACGATCAGCGCCAGCACGTCGCGCGAGGAAAAGCGCCCTGTCTCGAACCGCTCCACAAGCGCGACGAGCGTGTCTTCGCCAAGGCTCGCCTCGAGCTCCGCGAGCGCGCCCAGGGTCAGCCGCATCGCTCGCGGCGCCCCGTCGATCACGATCTCCACTTCACCGCGCCAGGGATTCGTCATGGATCAGCTCGCTTGCGCGACGAACGAGAGCGCACCCGCCGAAGCCATCGAGACCTCGTAGGTCGCCTCGCCGTCATGGGTGCCGGCATATTCAAGGCCGGTGACCTGGAACGGGCCGGTGACTGTCCCGAAATCGGGGATCACCACTTGGAATGCCGGCGTTTCGGAGCCGAAGAAAATCTGTCGCGCGCGCTCGTCGGTATCGGCATCGCGAAAGACACCCGAGCCCGAGATCGCCGCGCTGCGGACGCCTGCGCCTGCCAGAAGCTCGCGCCATCCCCCTTCGCTTTCGAGCGAGGTCACGTCCACCTGCTCGGCGTTGAAGGCGATCCGCGTCGCGCGCAGGCCCGCCATTGTATGGAACTGCCCGTCCCCGGTCAGGTCGAGCTTGATGAGAAGGTCCTTGCCGTTCTGAGCGGTCATGTCGCTACACTCCGTTACTGGGATTGGTCGTCGTCGACGCGGGCACGGAAGATCATCTCGATCCGCCGGAGCCCGCCGCTTCGGTGCCGGGCCTCGGCCCGCAGGAACCTGAGGCTGGTGAGGCGCCCCCGCGCGAGCGTCAGGTCCGCTCCTTCGAGCGCATCGGACAGCGCCACCGCGGCGCGTTTCGCTTGGCGGAACCCGCCCGCATCGGTCACGACGATCACCGAGATGTCGTGCCAGGCTCCATCCGCGCTGGCATCCGATGCCGCGCGAACTTTCTCGGGCCCGAGCGAGACGTAGAGGCCCGGTATCGGCCCCGCCGGCAGCGCGTCGTAGATATGGCTTCCGACCTCGGCGGTGAGCGCGGGATCGGCGGCTAGGCGCGTAAAGATCGCCTCTTGCAGCGCTTCGGAAATGGCGTAGCTCATGCGCTTGCCCTCTCTTCGGCGGTACAGATCAAGTACCGCGCAGCAGGCCCGTCCTCTTGCACGGCGAGGATGTCGAACCGGCGCGTACCGCTCGCGAACCGGTCCCGGACGCGCGGACGGCCGGGAGATCCGTTAGGCGCCGCGCGTACGATGATGCGGATGCCCGACCGCGTCAGCGCGCCGCCCTCCCCCTGGACCTCGCGGCCGGCGCGGGGCGTCATCTCGCCCCAGAGCGTGCCGACCGCATGCCACGCCTCCGACCGCCCGCCCGCGCCGTCGGGCAGCTCGGTCTTGCGCTCCAGAACGAGCTTTCTATTGAGACGCGGGGCCGTCATGCGGAAAATCCCATTCGCATCGGGCGGTAGCGGCTGAGAAGGCTGGTGACGCCAAAGGGCATGCATCCCGCCGCGAGTCCGGTGTCTTCACGGTGATCGTAGAAATGCGCGGCAAGCATCAGCACGGCTTGCGACAGGTCCGGCGGCAGGTCATCGAAGGCCTCTGCGAAGCCCGCGACGAACCTCAGCTCGGCCGCACCACCTTCGGGTATGGCGGGCAGGCTTGTGGCGAGCGCACGAAGGGTCGGCGCCTGGGCATCGCGGACGAGCCGATACGCCGAGGGCGCAACCGGGCTGGCCGCCCCGAAGCGGTCGACCAGCGACACGCTCTCGACGGAGCGGACGGGCGCGATTGCGAAGGTCTGGGCATCGGGTCGCGTCCATCCCTGCACGATCTGCAGGAACTGACGCGCGATCAGCGCTTTCGCCGTCCGCCCCTCGATGGCGGCGATGGCTGCGCGCAAGAACGATCCGAGAACCGCATCCTGCAGATCGTCTTCGCCAAAGCCCGACCCCATTCGGAGGTGCTGTTTCAGCGAGTCGACGGGCAAGGCCGCCTCGGGCACGAGTGTCTCTTCGGTCAGCATCATCGGTCTTCTTCTCATTGGCGCGGGAAGCCGCGCTTTGGGGTCGGGCGGCGGCACGTCCCGCCGCCCGCACGTCTCTGGGTCAGCTCGCCGCGCAGCGCAGGAGTTTGATCGCCGCGAAGTCCGACACGTCGCCGCCGACGCGCTTGGTCGCGTAGAACAGGACATGCGGCTTGGCGCTGAACGGATCGCGCAGAACGCGCAGGTCCGGGCGCTCGGCGATCGTATAACCTGCGCCGAAATCACCGAAAGCGATGGGGGTCGCATCCGCGCCGATATCGGGCATGTCCTCGGCGATCACGACGCGGTAGCCCAAAAGGCGCGCAGGCTCGGCGCTGGCGAACCCGTCCGACCAAAGGTGCCGTCCGTCCGCATCCTTGAGCTTTCGCAGAGCGCCTGCGGTCTTGGAGTTCATCACGAACGCCGCCTTCGCGCGGTAGTCCGCGCCAAGGGCGTAGACCAGCTCGATCAGCGCATCGCCGTCTCCGATATCGCCCGCAATGCCGCTTGCGACATAGCCGAGGCTGCCCCAGGCCCATGTCTCGTTTTCAACCTGCGGATGGCCAAGAAAGCCCTTGGGCTTGTCCACGCCGTCGCCGGAGACGAAGGCCGCGGCCTCGGCACGGGAGAACTTGTCGGCGATCCGGCCTGCGAGCCAGGTCTCCACGTCGAAGGCCGCATCGTCGAGAAGCCGCTGTGACGCTTTCGGCATCGCGTTCAGTTCGAAAAGAGGGATGGAGATCCGCTCGATCGTCGGCGTGCCGGTCTCGCTGGTGGCGCTCGTCTCGTTGGCCCAGCCCGCGCCCACATCGTTACGGTCGATGAGCACGTCGAAGGAGGTCGCCTCCACATTCACGACATTGGCGACCGAGCGGATCGACCCCGCCCCCGCCAGCACCGAGGCGATCGTTTCGGAAGTCTGCGGATCGACGAGATAGCCGCCATCCGAATTGACCGCCGTCGACAGCGCCTTGCCTTCAAGCTCGAGTCCCCGGAGCGCATCGTCGTCGCCGCTGCGAAGATAGGCGGTGAACGCCTTCTGATGCGGGGCTCCGGTCTCGGTCGTGGCGGCCAGAGCCGGCCGTGCGGCGCGGATGGCGGATTTTCTGTCCAGCATGGTCAATCGCTCTTCCTGTGCGTCTAGTTTCTGGTGCAGTTCGGCCTGCATGGCCCTGATGTCCCCCACGAGGCCCGCCATCGCGGCCCCGACCCGGGCGACCGGAGACACATCTTCTCCGGCCCGAGAGGTCGTCTCGGTTGTCGTCATCACTCTGATCCCGTTCAGTGAAGCGCGCGTCAGCCGCCCGCCATGTCGCAACGAAGCCGCGTCAACGTCTCCGCCAATTCGCGCCAATCCGCGGCGAGGGGATCATCCCCCTTGCCCGCGATCCGCGCACTGGGAAGCATCGGGAAGGTGACAAGCGACACCTCCCAGAGCTCCAGTTCGGTAAGGACCCGCTGGCCCTTGTCGTTCTTGGTGGCCCGGAGCGTGCGGTAGCCGATCGACAGCCCGTCGATCGCGCCCGCCCGCAGCAGCTCCGCCGCCTCCTCGGCGCGCGCCACTCCGCGCAGAAGGCGGCCTTTCACGTGAAGGCCGATCCCGTCTTCCCGCACCTCGCTCCAGATCCCGATGGGCTGAGCGGGGTCGTGCTGCCAAAGCATCTTCACCGCCCGTCCTTCCCGCGCCATGCGCGCCAGCGAGGCAGCGTAGGCCCCTTTCGCGACGATATCGCCGCCCTGGTCGCAGGCCCCGAAGCGCGAGGCATAGCCCTCGATCTCGAGCCCGTCATCGACGGTCACGCTCGTCGAGAAGCGGCAAAGTTTGTGTTCCAGCTCGATCATCGGGCTTCCTTTCGTTCGGTGCATCACGGCACCAGGTTCATCAGGTCGACCGCGCCTTGCAGCAGGATCGCGGCCACGACCCCATAGACGGCAAGCCAGAGTCGGCGTTCGAGCCGCTCGATCAGGCTCTCGATCCGGTCGAGCCGCTGGGTCAGCGTGTCGACCTGCAGCTTCGAGAGCCGCTCATGGGCCGCTAGCTTCAGCCCAGGCGCACATTCGAAGCTCTCGGGCGCGATCCGTCCCTCAATCATCCCCCGCCTCCGCAAGCGGCGGCAGGCCCAGCAGGCGGCGCTTTTCGGCGGGCGACAGGAAATCCGCCGCGGCCACGCGCTGCCATTGCTGGTCGCGCTCGGCAGCAAGGGCGGGCACCTGGTCGAGATCGGGTTTGAGCACGAAGTCCTGCCCGGCGAAGCCCGACAGCCACGCTCCGAGGCTGGCCGCGACGCGGGTCGCAAGCGGCAGTACCGTCAGGCGATAAAACGCGCGGTGCGCCTCCTGGTAATTGGCGAACGTGGCCTCGCCGGGGATGCCTAGCAGCATTGGCGGCACTCCGAAGGCAACAGCGATCTCGCGCGCAGCCGCTTCTTTGGATTTGTGGAATTCCATATCCGACGGCGAAAAGCCCATTGGCTTCCAGTCGAGCCCGCCCTCGAGCAGCATCGGCCGTCCGGCATTGCGCGCGCCCATGTGATAGCTCTCCATTTCGGAGACGAGCCGGTCATATTGCTCGGGGCTGAGCGTGCCCGCCCCGTCGCCACCCGAGAAGACGATGGCGCCCGAGGGCCGCGCGGCATTGTCGAGCAGCCCCTTCGACCAGCGCGAGGCGGCGTTGTGCACATCCATCGCCTGAGCCGCCGCCTGCATGGGCGAAAGTCCGTAGTGATCGTCCTGCGGATGAAAGGATTTCAGATGACAGATCGGGCTTGGACCGGCGCCGACCGCGAACCGGTGGGTCCTGGCCCCGACCGTGTAGTCGTAGGCGACCGGCCAGCCATCGGCACCGGGTAGGAGCCGCATCCGGTCAGAGCGCAGCACATGCAACTCGAACGGCAGCCCTTCTTCGTCCGCGACCGCCTCGACATAGGCATCCCCTGCGAGAAGCAGCTGGCCGAAGAGGGCCTCGAAGAGTTCCGCCCGCCCCTGCGCCGGGTTCGGACGAGCCAGGAGGGTGAGCGCGGGATGCGACTCGTAGCGCATCTCGGCATCCTGCAACACGAGGGGCAGAGCGGCGGCCGCCTCGGCGATGAGTTTGACTGCGCGGAAGCCGATGGGATTGCCCGCAAAGCCGGTCTTGGTGAGCGAGACGGTGTCGCGCGGCGACCAGGCGATCCGTCCAGAAGTCGCATAGGCGACGACCGGTCCTGTGGCCGACGCCTTCGCCTCGATCGCGGGCGTCTCGTTTTTCCTGCGGAAGATGCTGACGACCATTTCGCCCGACCTCGTGTCCCGTTTCCATTCCTGCCGCTGCGAGCGGTGCTCTCTCGGCGTGGAAACAGATTGGTCGCCAAACGGTTAACGCGGATTGACGGTGCCGCGCGGTTCAGGGGAAACCGCGCAACACCGCCCTCTCTCAGTCAGTTAGAGGCATCGCAGAGCCGGCCGCGCGCGCCCGGTTTTCTGCAGGCAGAGCTCCGTCAGCGCCCAGACCAGCGCATCGATCCGGTCCGGTGAACCCTGCCCCGCATAGCCCGACAACGTCATGCGGCACATCTCGTCTTCCAGCAGATCGAGCCCCTTGAGATGCCGCACCCGACCCTGCTCATAGAGCGCCGCCACAGGTTCGGCCCTTGCGGATTTGCCCCGCGAGGCGTGAACCTTCCGGAGCGGAAGATCCGGATCGACGGAGCGCAGCACTGCCTCGACCATGTCACCGCCCTGGTTCACCTCCGCCACCATGCGCTCCGCACCCCAACGCGTCATCGCCGCGATGGCGGCCTCGGCCCAGCCCGTCGGGCTGACGCCCTGGACGCTGGCATCCTCCAGCACCACCGCCCGCCCGTCGGCAGTGAGACCGGCTGCGACGATGCCGCAAGCATCCGAGGTCTTGGACCCCGTCGCGGGCGGATCGACCGCCACGACGACGCGTACCATCGAGGGCGCCTCCTCCTGCCGTCCAGCCTCCAGCATTGCCGGGTTCCAGAGCGCGCCGGGCACATCCTCCATCAGCACCCCGTCAAGTTCCTGCCTGCCAAGGCGCGTGCCCGCGTAGCGCGCGGACATCTCCTCGAGAAAGGAGGCGGCAAGGTTCGCCCGGTTCGCCTCCGTCGCGGCATGGGTGACGACCGTGGAGGGCCGCGCCAGAAGCGCCTTCAACGTCGGCTGGTTGCGCGGGGTCGTGGTCACGCAGACCTGCGGCAGGTCGCCAAGGCGCAGGCCGAATTGCAGCATGTCCCAGACATCCTGCGCCTTCGCCCATTTTGCGAGCTCATCCGCCCAGGCTCCGTCGAATTGCGGCCCGCGCAGCGCCTCGGGCGATTGCGCCGAGAAGGCCATTGCCTCTGCGCCATTCGGCCAGACGAGGCAGGACCGCGTGGCTTGCCAGACGGGTCGCCGGTCGGGCGGGCAGCAGGCCATGATCCCGCTGTCACCGAAGACCATCACCTCGCGCACCTGATCGAAGGTCTCACCCAGAAGCGCGATGCGCCGGCAGCGCCCCGTATCTTTGGGCCGAGCGCCCTCGACCTGACCGCGCACCCACTCAGCCCCGGCGCGGGTCTTTCCCGCGCCACGGCCGCCCAGAATGACCCAGGATCGCCAGTGACCCTCGGGCGGCAGCTGATGCGGCAGCGCCCAGAGATCGAAGAGATACGGCAA